TTATTTGTATTTAAGGTACTTGGATATGTATATTGCGGATTAATATTTTGATTATTTGTATTTAAGGTACTTGGATATGTATATTGCGGATTAATATTTTGATACTGTTGTACAGTATAAGGATTAATATTTTGATACTGTTGTACAGTATAAGGATTTTGTCTATATAAATTTGGCTGTATTTCTCCTTGATTATTATAATTTAATTCATACGTATTTTGTTTAGAATTATCATATTCATTGCTTTGTTTATTTTCTTCTTCTGGATTTTTATCATAAAATATATTTTTTAAATCATTTAATATATCTTTTGAATCATTTAATATATCTTTTGAATCGTCGAAAGTTGTCCAAAAATTTTCATTATCTTGCGATTTTGTTTTATTTGAAATAACTAATGAATCAAAATCAATTAAATCCTCTATTTTATTTTTATTATCATTTGGTGTATTTGAAGTATTTGGTATATTTGTTTTCGTAATAGTCTTATTTTTGTTTTTATCAGAAAAGTGTTTTCTTTTAGTTTGCCGATAAATTTTTTCTTTTTCTTGAAATAATTTTCTTTCAACTGATTTTGAATAATAGAATTTTTTATCATATTTATTTATAATAAATTCATTTAATTCTATTTCAGATGTTTTACTATTTGGTTTTAAATTTTTTTTTAATTTTGCTTCATATATTTTATTAATTTTAATATTACCATTTTGTTTTAAAGTAGTAATATGCTTTGAATTCCAGTTATCTAATGTAGTTGATTTAACTCTTGAAATATGTACTCCAAGCCCTCTATGAAAAACACAACATCTTAAACATATTAATATTCCAATATTAACAGATGCCCAAGAAGGATTAACAGAATTACAATCAGCACAGGTATTGTTTAATTTCCGAATTTTTGAAATATCTTTAATATAATTCATTATTATTTTATCATATAAAGTAATAATCAATTTTTTATTTTTTAATATTATTTTTATTATGATTTACAAAAATAATAATATTCGATAATAAATAAACAAAAATAATAAATATTACATATATATTTTTGTTTATTTATTCGTAATTAAATTAAATTAAATATAAAATAGAATAAATTATTTAAGTTATAAAACATATAAATTTAAATGTCAAATAAAAATAATAAAAAAATTTGTCTTCCAATAATAATAGAAAATGATATTAGAAATTTTTCAAAAAATACGATAAATGTATATGTTAATGATATTTCTATTTCCGAAGAAATCGAAAATGAAATATATAAATATTCTATTAAATATGCTAATTATAAAGGAATATCTCCTAAATTTAGTAATCATTTTTTTTTAAGAATATATAAACCAAAAGTATATTCAATTGTATCAAATTTAAATAATAACAGTCAATATATAAAAAATAATCAATTACTAGATAAAATTAAATCAAAAAAAATTTCACCTGAATGTTTGGTTAATATGAAACCAGTTGATTTACATCCAAAGCGATGGAAACATTATATTAAAAAACAAGAAATTTTAGATAAAGAAGTTGTTGATTTATCATTACAAGCAACAACGGATCAATTTAAGTGTCCTAAATGTAAATCAAGAAAATGTACATACGTATCTGTTCAAATCCGCAGTGCCGATGAAGGAATGACAAATTTCATCACGTGCGTCGAGTGTTCTAATTCTTGGAGACAAAATTAATGTAATGGTTAATATAACAGAAAATTACTTTAATTACTCTACTATTGGTGGAGCATAAAGAAAGATGTGTAATTTTTTGCATATTATTTATATAATATTATTTATATTATAATATATAAATATAACGAAAAATCAAATTATAAATTTATTAAATTTATTTAATTTAATATAATAAAATAAAATAAATTAAATAAGTTTATAATATTAAATATTATTCATAGTTGTGTAATATCTATGAATAATATTAAACTTATATCTGGAACATCACATCCGAAATTATCAAAAAAAATAGCAGATAAATTAGGCGTTCCGTTATGTAATTGTATAATTGAGAAATTTAGTAATTCTGAAATTCGAGTAGAAATAATGGAAAGTATTCGAAATCAAGATATTTTTATAATTCAAACTGGTTCATACAATATGAATACAAATTATTCTGTAAATGATTATTTAATGGAAACACTGATTATTATAGATGCTTGTAAAAGATCAATGGCCAAAACATTAACTTTAATAATGCCTTGTTATCCATATGCTAGACAGGATAAAAAAAGTGGTCCGCGAGAACCAATAACAGCCAGTTTGATAGCTAATTTATTAGAGAATGCTGGAATAAATAGAATAATTGTAATGGATTTACACACGCCTCAAATTCAAGGTTTTTTTAATATTCCAGTTGATAATATTTATTCAGTTTCATTAGTGGCTAAATATTTTAGAGAACATATATTTCATGATATGACAATAGAAGAAATTCAAGAAAAATATTTATTAGCATCACCAGATGCTGGTTCTATAAAACGAACTTTAAAATTTGCTTCTTGTATGAAGTTAAACACTCTCTTTATACATAAAGAAAGAAGTTATAAACTATCGAATACCGTTGATAATATGATGATAGTAGGAAATTTAGATAAAATTAAAGACAAAATAATAATAATTTTGGATGATATGTGCGATACATGTGGAACTTTATTAAAATGTTGTTCTTTACTTATAGAAAATGGTGCAAAAGAAGTTATTTGTTGTGTAACACATGGAATATTATCCGGTCCAGCTATTAAACGAATAAATTCATGCGAACAAATATCAAAAATAATAGTAAGTAATACACTGCCGCAAGATGACAATCAAAAAAACATAGATAAATTATGTGTTTTTGATATATCAGATTTAATGAAACAAGTAATTGAAAGAATTATATCAGGCGAATCAATTTCAAATTTATTTATATAAATTTATTGTTTCTTGTCAGAATTTGAAACTCCACCTTTTGTCATTAAAAATTTAGATACTTCAACATGTCTTTCGCGATTAGAGTCATCCAGAGGAGTACCTCCCCATCTATCCACAGGATTAATGTTTTTAACACCTCCTTGTCCAATTAAATATTTAACAACATTCAAATGACCATTTGAAGAAGCGAGGTGAAGAGGAGTTCTATTATCATAATCACCATTAGAGAAATTACCATTTGTAATACTAAGTCGTTTAAGAGCACTAACATCTCCCAAACTAGAATATTTAATAATTTCTTCAGCTGTAATTTCTTCTTGGTTTCTTTTTTCTCTTGGATCTTTTTTCGCATCGTCTGTATTTTTTAAATTATCGAAATTATGAAAATTAAATACTTTTGTTAATTTTGTAAAAAAATCAACTCCACGAATACTATTTCCATATTGGTCTAAACGAGGCGAATATGTACAAATTCCCATTACATTTGGAATAACTACAAAAACTCCACCAGCAACACCTGATTTAGCTGGAAGACCAATTTTAAAAGCAAATTCTCCACTATAATCATACATACCACAACTATACATCATAGATAGACAATGTTTTACAGTTTGAGGAGAAAGAACCTGCTCACCAGTTAAAGGACAAACACCACCATTAGCTAGTGTAGCAGCTACAATAGATAAAGCATTAGTATCTATTTTTAATGAACAACATTGAAAATAAAATTCTAATATATCTAAAATATTTGTATCTTTCGGAAAAGCATTATTTTCATTCATAAAATACGCTAAAGCAAAATTTCTATCAGCAGTCATTCTCTCAGAAAGATAAACAGAATTACTATATCCTAATTCAAAATTACCAGCCATTTTTTCCCACATTTCCGTTACATAATCAAATCTATCAGCAGCAGCTTCTTTTCTTTTAATTAACGAACAAGTCATAATAGCTCCGGCATTAATAAGTGGATTATGTGGTAAACCCTTTGTATTTAATTTTAAAGCATTAAATACAGAGCCACTTGGTTCTCTCCCAACATGTTTATGAACATATTCTTTATCATGTTCTTCTAAAGCTAAACAATAATTTAATGGTTTACAACATGACTGAACACAAAATTTAACACTTGTATCTCCAATATTCAATCTTTGACCACTTATAGTACATACAGATAATCCAAAATGGTCTGGATTTTGTTTAGCCAATTGAGGAATATAATCAGCCATTTTACCCAAATTATTTGCCTTACATTCTTTATAAATCGTAAGTAAATCACTTGAAAATTCAGGAAAATTCGGGATTACATTACTTTCAGTAAAAGTACTTTCAATAATCGATATATTTTCCGAAATACAATCAATAAAATTTTTTTTATCTAACTGACACTGTTGTTTACTTTGATATTGTTTTATTTTTTTAAGAAATTCAGCAATACGAGGGTCATCCTGTAAAATTCCGCGATTTTCAAGACAATGCATAAAACTGGCTCTATCAACTTTTCCATCGTTTTTTGAAACAATTTGGAATATTTTTTCACACACAGATTGAAGCATTTTATTATTAGTATTCATATTAATATTATCTTTATATTTATCTTTAATTTTTAAATCTATATTTTATATTCAGTTTTAATTTTTTATTAATAAAAATTTTATTAATAAAAAATTGTAATTCAAGAATATTTATCATTAAATTAAATTATTTTTATATTTATCATATTGTTTGATATTTCAATTCCAAGTTTTTAATCAAAGTACTCGTCCATTTTTAAATTTCTCTATATGTTTTAGAAATTTACTAATAGATTTTTCTACACTTATACTTTTTGCATTTGGACTAATAAATACTGGCATAAATTTTTCCCAAACCCAACCATTTGGTACTGGATTTCCTTTTTTCATTTTTGGAGAATGATCCATTACACCATTTGCATGAGCACGGAGATATGTATTGTGATATGTTCTTAAAGCAATCTTACCTCCACCAACATCTTCTACAATAAATTTTTCCCATCTCCATTTTCTTGGATATGAATTATAATTTCGTCTTTTACCAGATTGATCAATTCTGTGTCTATTTGCCCTGAGATATCTTCCAGTATGTCCATATAATGCTATAGTGTTTGTACCTAATCTTTTTATAGTAAATATTTCTTCTACACCTACCCCACCTTGATAAACATCTTTACCATTACCCATCATACGAATATATTTATTATTCCAAAGCTTTAATCGAAGTTTTCGACCATTTGTAAAATCTTCCATATATTTTAATTCATTAAATTTATACTTATAATCTTTCAATCCACACCAATTGTTATAATCAACCGAACGTTTTTTACAAACTACTTCATTTCCTCCAGCCCATTTATATTTTTCACCCCATGTATCACGATGCCATTTACCTTGTGTATTTAAGGTTCTTTTTGGACAAGAATCATTTTTATATATATAACATCCAGGTTTTGTTGGTGGATCAATAAATATAGGCGTAAAATGTTCCCAAGCCCAACCCTTTGGAATTGTTGCCCCTTTTACTTTCGGAGAATGATCTATTACACCATTTTTATTAGCGCGAAGATAAGTATCTCTACTTGTTCTTAAAGCAATTTTACCTCCACCAACATCTTCTATCACAAATCTTTCTACGACCCATGTTTTTGGAAATGAATTATAATTTGCTATTTTCTTAGATTGATCAATTATTTTTTTATTTGCTTTGAGGAATCTCTTATGTAATCCGTATAATGCTATCACAGTTGGACCTAATCTTTTTACTGTCAATATCTCCCAAGAACCAGCATAACTACTTTGTTTTACATCTTTACCATTTTTATGCATCTGTAAATATTTATTATTCCAAGTTTTTAATCGTATTTTTCGTCCATTTCTAAATTGCTCCATATATTTAGGTCCTGACATACTATCATCTTTGCTTCTTTTTTTAACAACACTTTCAGTAGATTGTTTTTGTAATGCTTTTTGTGCAATTTGTGTTACTTGTTTTTGTAATGCTTTTTGTGCTACTTGTTCTACTTGTTGTGCTACTTGTTCTACTTGTTCTACTTGTTGTGCTACTTGTTCTACTTGTTGTGCTACTTGTTCTACTTGTTTTTGTTTTTGTAATGCTTTTTGTGCAATTTGTGTTACTTGTTTTTGTTTTACGCATGTATTTTGTAATTTTGTATAAACAGTTAATTGTTTTGTATATAAATTTTTATATTTATTGAATAAATCCTGATATTTATTCATTACCACTTTATATTTTTGAATTTCGATTGCTTCATTTGGTTTAGATTGATTGATTTTTTTTCCTAAATTTTGAATCATATTTGTGTGAGATAAAAGAATATTTTTTAATTCTGATAATTCAGACTTTTGACCATTTACTATTGGTGAAATATTTTTCTGTTGATTAATTGAAAGTTGAACCTTTTGTTCTAAATTTTTTGCAATTTCATTAACAGAATCAACTTGTTGAAAAGTTGCAGCATTAGCTATTGATGATAAAACTTTGCGTCTTTCGACAGATTCTTTTTTTAATTTAGTTAATAATTTTATTATATCTTCTGTATTAGATACAATATTATTTTCATTTTTAACTATATTCTGTTTTTGTTCTGAATTATTTCTTTGTACTGGATTCTTTATATTGTGTAAATGTTTATGAGTTATGTATAACGTTTTATTCAATGGCTTTTGAATATTTTTTTCTTTAAATTCATTTGCTTGTTCAATAATATTTGAATTTTTATCACTATTCTGAAAAAGTAATGAATTTATTGGATTATATAATTGACGATACTTTTTTTCGTACTGAAATTTTGTTAAATTCAGCATTTAGTATATATATTATATGAAAATATAATTATTTGATATATTACGATATAATATATATTTATTTCTAGAAAAATAAATTAAAGTTTAAATCTTTCCATTATATTAACCTTACTCAAAATTTATCTATGATAAATTTTGAGTAGTTTTTTGACTCGTAATCAGCCAATTCTTTTAATAGAATATTTCTTGCACTAATAGTTTTAATTTTATTTTGTTTATCCCAACGTCTAAGCGTCGAAGTAACAACTCCGAAAACTTTACATGCTTCTTGTTGTGATACATACATTTTTACATATATGTATATAAGAGTCTTTATTTAAATAGTTTTTGAGTAAAAACGACTTGAATAAAGTTAAGTAAAGATACCAGTAACAGTTCTAGCCTTTAACATACGAATATATTTATTATGAGCTGTTTCTATACAAATACGAGTACCATTCTTTAATTTTTCCATATGTTTTGGTACTGATTAAACCACAACAGCTGTAAATCTTTCCCACTGCCATTTATTTGGAATTGTTTTTCCTTTCGCTATAACAATACCATTAGATTTCACTTCTCCATTACCTGCAAAAAGATAAGTATTGACATTGGATCTTAAAGCTATTTGACCTTTACCAACATCTTCAATAAACCATCTTTCGGCACCCCAATTAGATGGTAAATCTTTATAACTATTTCTTTGAGGTGATTGAGATACTGTTTTTTTATTACCTTGTATATTTAAA